CTGCCAGGAGAGACTCGTCGGAGAGCTTGCCGGCCTGGTTGAGCTGGAAGAGGTAGGCCTTCCGCTGCAGGTCATCAGCCATCTTGAAGGGCTTGAACCTGGAACGCACGGGGGACCAACCAAGGTAGGCTGCCGTGTTCTTGACGACCCACTTCAGCAGCGAGAGGTGGTCCTGAAGATAGCCCAGGAAGGTGTTCTCGAGCATCCGCAAGCTGACGTTACTACCGGAGTAGCTCAGACCGCCGAACACGAGCTCTACTGGGATGCCCATGCCTGCCACGATCTGTTCGGACCACACCCGGATCTCCTGCGACAGCAGGAGCGCACGCCCGTCCCCACCAATCGTCTGGTGTCCCAGCGGCAAGGGCATGATCGGGATGTAGTTGTTGTCGGCCCGCCAACGCCGAATCTCACCCGCGACCTGATCCCTCCAGTCTTGGAGGTTCACCGAGGTGTAAGGATCGGACGTAGCAGAACCGGCCTGCGGAAAGACGACCCGCAAGGGGACGATGTGCTCGAGAGCGATTGCCTCCTGGGCTTTCCTCAAGATCTGAAGGTAGAAGGTGTCCTTCAGCACCGGGAGGATCATGGGGGTACCCCACCCCCTATCCTTCCCAGCCAGCGTCGGCCGCTTGAAGTGGTAGATGTTGTCGCGGGAGAAGACCACGGACTTCTTCAGACGCAGCGCATCGATGAAGAGCTGCGGCACCGTCTCTACCGTGGACTTCTTCCCGATGATGATGTCGTTGCGGAGCTGCACGGGGATCGAATAGTAGTACTCGTACTCCCCGGTAATGTCGTTGTACCTGATGTCCACGTCCTCCGGGTTCCACCGGAGGAGACGGATCCCCTTGGGTGCCTTGATGTACCGATCGTAGGCCTTGGCCGGGCCGTGGTGCCCGCACTTCTTGCAGACCTGATAGAACTGGTAGTTCTGGAAACGGTACTCGGCGTCGCGCGCCAAGGCACGATGACCGCACCCACGGCACTCCAAGATCTTGACGAAGGGGTAGAAGATCGACACCAGGGCGTTGCCGTAGGTGTGGTAGTCCAGACCCACCTCGACCTGGAACGCCCGGTAGCGCAAGTGATCGAGCAGAAAGTCAGTCCACTTGGCCTTCAGCTCAGGTCGCTCGGTGTCGAAGAGGATGTCGGTGATCGGGTACTCCGACATCTTGAAGACGACAGCGTTGATCAGTGGATTGACCAAGAAGTAGTACCGGCACCACCGGAACATCTGCTTGATCGTGGCCGGCAGGTAGGTGTGGCCGATGTCGAAGAAGGGGCTCGGGTACTGGAGCCCGTAGTCCTGTGCCCCGCCCGTGCGACCGCGGGCGCCGCTGAACCTCAATGAGGATTGGGTGCTTGCAGTCGCCAAGAACTACCTCCCGTCGTACAACGGCATGCCTGTCCGCTGGTAGGCGTACCGCAGCTGCTGGGGACTTGGTGTCCGCGCCGCTTTCCGCGCCCTGGCGATGTCCGCGGCCGTGTCGCCTGCCTTACCGACCGTCTCCCCCGCCTTGCTGCCCAGCGTTCCGATGACAGACTGTCCCAGCATGGCGCCGGGCGCAACCAGGTAACCCAGCGAGCTCCCCAAGCTACCGAGTGCTGCTTGTGCCCGACCTGGGCCGCCCTCCTCCGGCTTCTTCAGTGCCCCTCTGGCGGCCTCCGCAGCACCCAGGCCGGCAAAGATCTTGCCGCCCGTCCCCGCCCGCTCCCAACCGCTGCGAATCAGCTGTCCGGGTCGGGTGAGCGCGCCGTGGACTACGCCTGGGATGCTCTGGAAGCCCTGCTCGAAGGCGTGCTCCTGTTCCGCGACCTGCTTGGCCTTCTTCGCGTAGTTCTTCAGCTGCTTGAGCTCACCCTTGCTGCGGGGGCCGATGGCAGCAAGCTGAGGACTCTTGGGCATAGCCTCAACGATGCCCAGCTTGCGGGCATCGTCCAGACTAAGTTCCCGCCCTTTGAACCCCTTGCCGGTCAAGGTGTAGAGCTGCTTCTCGCCGAACCGCTTGGCCCCCTCCGTGGCTGCTGTTCGTCCCGCCTTCGTGGACAGGATGCGCCCACCAGCTGCGGCACCGCCTAGCAAAGCTCCCTGCAGCGCCCGCTTCTTCCAGTTCTCGTCGTCGCCAGTGACAGCACCACCTACCGCACCGAGACCGGCACCCAACGCGAGCTGTCGGCCATAGCGGCCGGCCAGGTTCTTCTTGCCGAACTCGAGGGCGCGCTGACCGATGTTCTTCAGGGTAGCGAAACCGGCCGCCTTCTCCATCTCGAGCGTGAAGCCGCGCATATGTGGGGCAGTGATGTGTCTCATTGGAGAAGCCTCAGTTGCTCCTGCAGTTGACGGCGCCGTAGATCCAGATAATCGCACGCCACTTTCAGTTTGGCTACCTGGATGTCGACCACGTTCTCCTGCAAGATCGGCTCGGGAGACGACACCCAGACCTCCGGAGCTATCAGCTTGACCGCTCGATACCGCTCCTGTACCTGACCGATCAGGGACTTGGTGATCTTCAACTCATCGAGCAGCGTCTCGATCTCGTCCTGGCAGAAGGCGATGGGGTTGGGGGCGTAGAAGATGCCCGCCTCCACCATCACTGCGGCCACGAACATCTGTAGCTCGGCGGTGAACTCCTGGTCGTTGCGTACCATCGTGGCCACGTCCACGGAGTTCATGAGCTGCGCCGCCGATGGCTTCTGGAGCACCTGGAAGTCGGGGATGTTGTTGTTCAGTGCCTGGGTGATCCAGCAGAAGACCTCCCACTTGGTCCAGTACCACTCGTGGATGTGGAGCGTCTTGATTGCCTGGATCTTCGTGCGTGCGTGGTCGCTGATGGAGGGGACATGGAAGTCCTCCCTGATCTCCCGCCAGAGAGTCTCCGCCTCCCACTCGAACCAGTCGGTCCCATACTCGCTGAGCAGAGCCACGTCATACACCACGGGGTGCGTGTCGTGGTGGACCCACAGGTTCCTCTTTGTGATCGGCGCGAGCGTGTCCTCTGGTATCCCAGGGCCGGTCGCGACCGAGTCGATGTCGTTGACCTCGTTGGGGTCCTCGGAAGGTCCGGCGGTCTCTACATGCTCCGCACTGCTATCATCCGCGTCCAGAACAGACGGGGTTGTAGCGGGGACCTCCGGCTGGCCGATCTTCTCCAGGAAGGCCAGCAGCTGTTCTTCATGCGTGGCCACCTAGTGGTCCGTGATGATCCTGGCGAGGATGCGCTTGTGGTCCCTCGGGAGGGAGTCGAAAACCGCGGTCGGGTTCTCCGACTTCACGAAGTCAGCGGCGAACTCCTCGCCAAAGCGTTCTTCGATGGCCTTGGTGCTCTCGTGAAGCCCTCTGTGGAGATCCTCCTCCGTGATCCGGTCGTTGCCCTCCTCCCACTTCCAGGCGGCCTCTTTCTTGAAGCCGAAGGTGGAGAAGTAGGGGTCGTAGATCTCGTCGTCCCACAGGTGGTCCATCCCTGTGGCCTCGTCGAACTGACGTAGCGCCTCGCAGAAGACCTCCGGTGGGACCGAAGCGGCCTTCTCCATCAGGCCCTTCAGCATGTCGCGTTCGGGGGAGTCCTCTGCCCAGTGCTGCATCCTCGTGCAGACCGCCACGTTGACTTCTCCGTCGGTGGCGTAACCGGGGGAGCCATACTTCTTGATCAGGTCGCTGACCTCGATGCCCACCTCGTCGGCACGGGAAGCCAGCTTGACGCAGTACTCCCGACGCTCATCCGGGTGCAGCGTGTGCCCGTACTCATCGAACCATGCTGCGGCCTGCTTGATCTGACCGTAGCTGTCGATGGGGAAGCGCGCCTGGCCGGTCTTCACCAGACAGAAGCGCTGAGCGCTGGCCTGCTTGATCTTCTCCGGCGGCTTCTGGCCCGTCACGTCCACGTAGGGTTGGAGGGCGGCGCTCTTCTTCTCCACCTGCTCGTAGCCCTTCACGCCCTTGGCCTTCTGCTTCTTGGCGTACTCCAGAGCCGCCTGGATCTGCTTCTCCCGAGACTCGCCCGACCCGAACAGATTGCCGAGGAAGCCCGCCGTCTTCTCCGTGTCGCTGGAGGTCGGCATGATGTTCGACCCGATCAGCTCCTGGGTCTTGGCCATCATCTTGTTGTGCTCCGCCATCCCCGCGCTGGCCCGACCCGCCACGTCCGACGCCATCAGCCCGCCGTGTAGCAGCTTGGTCGGTGCCTTGAGAAGGCTGCCCAGACCGGCTTCCTTGTGGAGACCGATCGGAACGTCGAGGTCATACCACGCACAGGCCTGCGCCAGATTGGCGGCGGCCACCTTCTGTGCCTCCTCGGGCAGACGGTCGCGGTTCTCCATGAAGTAGATCACGTTGAGAGCCACGTTGCCTTTGTCGGTGCAGGCGAACTTCCTCATCTTCTCTCCCTGATCGACCATGACCAGGGCGAAGACGTCGTCCGGTAGACGCTCCCGCGTCCCTTCGTCCAGGAACTCAGCCTGCTTGATGAAGTCGGGGACCTGCTCTTCTGGCAGGCGCTCCCTGAGAACGATGCCGTTGGGGTCATCGTAGAAGTCCAAGATCGATCCGGTGTGCATGGCTACCTCTCCGTGATCCTTCGATGATACTACGTCCCCCGTACCCGTGGGGTCAACCCAAGTGGGGCTACAGCAAAAAATCCCTACAGCCTGTTATAAGTCCTTCGTCTTGGAACCACAAACTAGCCAGAGGAGGTGACGTGGCCTATCAAGATCACATCCGCAGCGGCAACGACGAACGTCCGAGCTGCTGGGGCAATTCCAATACCTTCAGCATGGAGGACTTCGAGTGCCAGGGCTGCAGGTATCAACACTCGTGCCGCGCCGAGGTCGCGGCCGGCGG